CGCCGGTGGCAAGACGGATGTCTTCGCGCCATGTCTTGAGTAGCGGGTCAGCGGGTTTGCCGTTGTCTGCTTCGCGGATGATGATCCAGTCAGTTGGTGTCAGCAGTGTGTTGGCTGTGGTGCGGGTCTGTGCCACCCATTGAACAACGAGTTGGGCGTGATCCTTGGGGATTAGAGCGCCCTTGTCGTCATAGCCCCAGTAGAAGCGAAAATCGGGCACCGGCGGGTCAGGCACTTCGGTGATGCCGATGGCGGCGCGTTCCTCGGGGCTGGCAAGACGCAGCCAGTTCGCAGGGTATTGAATGCCCAGATGCTTGAACGGGGCGTCGGGGCTGAGCGGTCTGCCGTCTAACAGGAACATGGATCTAGGGCGTTGGTTTGAGTTTAGGCCGGGCAGCAAGTGTCATCGCGCTCGGGCGTAAGGGAACGGCGCCTCAGCAAATGCTGCATAAATGAAAGTGTCGCCAGAACCGTTGTTTTCACTATCAGTTCCTCGTGCCTTGAAGCCATTGCTGAGAAGATCAAAACCCTCCAACGTAGTTTCAGCTCCACTGCCGTTGGGCTTAAGAACTGCACTTGCAACGTTGTAAGAATTCCTAGCAGCATCGTAAATATTCCAGTGATTTAAACCATCAGTAAACTTGGTAAGTATCCATCTGGGACGGAACCCGGTGTACACAAAGGGACCATCGCTCGATCCATTGCCGGTATACGAACCGAACGCGCTATAGCCCGCCACAGGCGTCCAGCAGTAGGCGACTAGGTTGCTGCCGTTGTTATTTACTGCAGAAGCTGAGCCAACACCAAATAAAGATGAAGTTGGCGTAAATCCACCCGACCCACCCCAAGAAGTGATTGTTCCAGCTACTGCGCTAGTGCTGTTGAGGATCAGGTAATAGTTATCCCACGGAGTAGACCGCATAAAGTTATGCCCAACAATCCAGTCGCTTGCTGTACTTCTGTTTTTGACAATAATCATTTGAGGTGCAACGCCTAAGCCGTGACCGATAGTTCCGGCGCTGCCGGTTCCAGTCCAGGTCACCACACTGAACCCCGCCGAGATGTTGGCGCGAACGGTGCTGGTTATCGTGCCTGCAAAGTTGGACGCGCCTGCGGTGGTGTTCGTATTGATCTGCCCGCCCATACCGTTGTGGTTCGTGCAGAAGTAGTACAGCGTGGGTGCGCCTGATGCAACGGCGATTGTCAAAGTAGCGCCAGCATTGCCGGCAGTACCGCTAGTCGTCACACCTGTTGTGTATTGCGATGGTCCATCGACTGTTGTTGATAGCCGCAACGGATGCCCAGAGTTAGACGCAGCAGATAGGTCAAAAGTGTACGTGCTGCCTTCTTCTAGGTTCACTGTGGGTTGCTGTTTGCCGTCGATGTAAAACGCACCGCTGACAACGGTGACGGTGTAGGTCTTGCTGCTATTGGCTCCGGCGTCCCAGGTCCAGCCCACATAAGTCGCTGAGTTAGTGTTGACCTGCGCCAGTGTGCCAAGGCTGAAGCCATCGCTGTTGAACGCAGTTACGCCACCGTCGCTGGTGACTTCTGCATCCGCGTTGTTTGATTCAAGGCGCTTTTCTGCGCCGCGTACCACGTCATACAGCGCATGGTCAGTGGCACCAGAACGCCCTTTGATCCACACCAGATCCGGCGAGAAGCCCAGCCCCGTGATGCTTTGGCTGCTGCCATTTCCGGTGTACAGCTTCACATCCATCACCGTATTGGGCTTGGCGATGGTGGGCGTTGGCAGCAAGGTATCCACGAGCGGCGAGAAGCCCGACGGGGCGCTATACGCAAAGGCGCGTTGGCCGAAGTTTGCAACCTGAGTGCCGCCGTACGCATTTAAGGCGGGGAAGATTTCACCGGATAGATTTGTGTACGCAGCTCCGGTCTTGCTGGCTCCACTTGTAGGGACACCACTGTTTTGCCAAGTGCCGTTTTTGGAAAAATACAAAGCCAAATTATCCATGTCCAAAGCGACGCCAATAACGTCACCTGTCGTCCACGAATTTCCATAAGAAGAAGGGGAGGCAGCGTTGTATTTCACGCCGCTGTAGTAATAGCCCCAACTATCAGAGCTGCTTCCGACATAATTGCTCAGGTTATGCGCCTGTCGTGCGACACCTACCATTCCGTCAAAGGCAGTGGCTGCTGTGTAGACGATTTCCCAATACCACTTGCCACTCGTTACCCCTATGGTCCCCAAGCGTGTTGCCTGCAGGGAACCCAGTGTCATTTGCAGGTTGCCGTCTGAAATCGTCGGAGTGTTTGCGCTTACCCCAAGGGGATTGATGACGCAGTAGTTCCCCGCCACCTCGCCGCCGGCTCCGGTCGATGTCCCAGCACTGGTTGGGTGGTCGCGTAGGGAGTCGTTGCCACTGCCAGCGGTGACGCTGAGGTTATTGACAGTCCAATCGTTAGAACCAGCGGCGTCATAGCCCAATGCAGCGGCGGTGCTGTTATCCGCGAAATCAAGGAAGAACCCGTTCGTGCCGTAGCTGCCCGAGAAGGTCTTAGCAATCCACTGGCCGGTGGTGGCGTCGGTCTCCCCGAATGACGATGGGGTCAGCGCTTGACCGTCGATGAAGTGGACTAGGGCAAGGTAGCCGTTGAAGTATGACCCATAATTTTGGCTTCTACCTATATTTTGTGCGTTTGTGCTACTAATAAAGGTGTCTACATTTTGATTTAAATAGGTAGATACAGCCAATGTTTGCTCTACTTTATTTATGTATATTTTGGTTCTATTTGCAGAAGTGGATTGAGTTGTGTCTACAGAAACAACAATGTGATACCAGGCACTTGGGTCACGTAGTTTTGCTGCGGTAGTGACATTGGAAACGTTTGTCCCATCATTATGGTGAAATTCTAAACAATCTTGATACGGATTTAACATTGTGATTCTGATTGTGCTTACAGTTGAAGCACTTGTCTCCGAACCAAACAATCTGTCGTAGTCATTGGATATTTTTGATCTTTTCACCCACCCACTCCACGTCCACGTCTTCCGATTCCCCGCACTAGCGGGCGTGCGACTGAGGTAAGCCGAGTCGGCTGAGTTGAACCGAACGCTCCTGCCAGCCGTGGCGGCAGCTCCAGCCGCAGTACGCAGCAGCAGCAGATCAGCGTTACCGGGGACACCCATGAATCAGGAGATGTTAGTGATCAGAGTAGCTGCAATGCTGGTGCTGCTTCTTACTGTGTAGACCAGAACATCAACGGCTGAGGCAGTCGTGGTCAATGTAGGTGCGGTGCCACCAGAAAAGTCAAAAGAACTGCCATAGGCGAGTGTCCGCGAACCCGTGCCGTCCTGCGAAATAAAGATTGCACCGCTAGCACCAGCAGTCAAATTGGTCGGGTTAGCAAGTGTTCTCGACCCCCCGAGCGTGACCGAAAAATTATTTGCCAGGCTGAAATCTGGCGTGATCGTGGCGCCATCGGTCAAGGCAGTAATCGCCCCACGCTGCTGTGCCGTAAAAGTCTGAGCAGTAGCCAACGCGGCAAAACTTGCCCAGCTCAGCACACCCGATGCGTCAGTGATCAGTGCTTGATTGCTAGTGCCGTCTGTAGCTGGCAGCGTCCACGTAATGTTGGAGCTGACAGTCGTCGGAGCTTGGAACGCCAGATAATGACTGCTATCTGCATCAGCAAAACGCAGGTCAGACTGTGCGTTCAGCACAATATCGCCCGTAAAAGTCGCGCCAGCTAACGCCGCCAACCCTAGGTTTGTTGCAGTGACATCACCAATCGTGATAAAAGCACTGTTGGCACCATTACGCAGCTTCAACAGCGGTGGGCTAACGCCGGTATCAACCCAGAGCTGATACGCATTTGTTGTCGGCGGAGCAGTCGATCCAGAGTTTTGGCTAGCAACAGCAGCCAAGATGGTGTTCAGCTCAGCGCGGAAGTTTGCACCGCTCTGATTGGCTAAAACGTAGTCAGTCGCTTGTGCCATTAGGTGATCTGCCTCCCGTGACCGACGGCTTGGTAATCGAAGGTCTTACTCACTATGGTAGCCCCGCTGTTCCTAAAGGTCACGGTAAAGCCCGTCCGACTAATGCTTGATAGCGTGAAAAAGTCACCAGTGCCCATGTCCTGTGCCGTGATGCCAATACTGGGGATATTGTAAAAGGCAGTCGGGAACGTGACGGCGAATGCTGACGCCCCGCTGGTTTTGTTGCGTTCGCTCTCGACACGCCGCTGGAATTGCGTAATCACGCCTAACTCCTCGATTACCACGTTTTGAGCTGGGTTGGCTGTATGGACCTCTACCTTGAACTGGAAGCCACGCCCTCGACTGGTGTTGTTCACAAAAGGCTGCCACTCACTCCAGGTAGGCGTGCCGCTCGGGTTGTCTAATGTATTCCGTACATAAAGCTGGCAGTTCACTGATCCCAGATCATCACCATCAATATCATCCCAAAGGTCAATATCCTCCAACCGGCTATCCCACAAATTGGCGGGTTCATAGGCGCGTGTTTTGAGGATATTGCGAAGATCAATGTCATAAGTACCACCAAGATCTAAAGTCTCCGCAAAGACATAAGTACCATCTGTGCCAGCCCCGCCGATATAATCAATCAATCCCAAAGCATCCCAGTCACCATCGGTAGCCATATCATCAATCAATGTGGTCGCAGCCAATATCAACCCGTTTTCCTCTTCGTTGTACACCATATCGCTAGATGTACCGTTAAATGGCGGGCTATTATCTTCCTCGCGATATTCCTGAATTAGCAGCGTGTCCTGCGGTGCAGGCAGATCAACGATTACGCTTGCTATGCCAGCAGACTCGTTGCCGGTTGAGTCAATGGCGCGGATGGAGTAGGTGCCTTCCAGCAGGGGCACGATCTTGCGAGTGCTGCTACCAGCAACGGCAGGCACGATGTCGTTGGACTGCCCCCATGTAGCGGTGCCATCAGTTAAAGGACTATGACGAATACGAACCTGACCACCGATCTTTACATCAATATCTGTTGCCTGCGGCCAATACAACTCAGCGTTCTTGTCATCAATCGGCGCAATAAACAGGTCCGGGATGGTGCTCGGCGGTGCAGTCTTGCCGATTGCGTTAAAGAATGCAGTAGCAGCATTTGCGCCACGTCGCGCTGCATTCTCAGTAGTTACTTCAATTTCGTATTGACCAACATCTGTTTCAATAATTTCATACTCTGGCGCCTTTGTGAAAACTGTTGTCCAGTTACCATTGCCGAGTCGAAACCGAAGACGGTACTGAAAGGCTTGCGGTACAGATTGCCAAGAAACAATAATCTTAGAAACTACCTGTCCATTGGCTTCATATAAAAATTCAGATCCTTGGATGTTGCTAGTGGCTGGCGGAGGAACGTTTAGATTAGTGACATCGCGTACTGTTATTGGTCGATCTTGCTCGACGTAACTATATTTATCAGGACTATAAGATAAGCCAGTGATTGTATAAGTTGCACCATCCTCTTCAGAAACGCTGAGCACACGCCATAGTGTTGGACGCACGTCATCAGAACTAATCACAAACGGCGCGCCAGACTGTGGTGTAGCAGGCAACGCAGTCGTTAAAGAAATTGTGCCAGCAGCATGAGAGCTGATTGCACTTGAACCAAACGAACCATCCGGTAATAAAACACGAATAACAGGATTCAAAGCATTGGCAGGAATTACCGTTTGTGAGGTGTCATCAATCACGATTTGTGTTGTTGTCCCACTTTGAATCCGCCCGCCGCGACGCTCACCACTGATCACTGGGTCATAAACCTGGATCACATCACCAGGGCGGACCATGATGCCGGCGTCTGCTGATGCTTGGAAAGAGATTGTGTTGGTCTCGTTCTGCTCCGAATAAAGCAACCATTCGCCAATTCGGTGCGCTTGACCGCGTGACGTACAGGCAAAAGCTGAAATATCTGCCTTAACGACACCATATTTCGCGATTGCATCAAGATCTTCGACTACTTCATAGTTCACATCACGGGCGTTGAGGTCCATGTAGGACACTTGGACGCAGGTGTGACGAGTTTTAAGGCTGCTGCCGCTGTAGGTGAAGTTGCCGCCAATTACATTTGCAGGCGAGAAGCAGTAGGTGAAATCTGTCGGGCGATCCTGAGCAATCGACAGCGCACCAGTGCTCCAGAACGGCATGGCTCGGAATGTGGAGCACATGTCGTTGATCAGCTTGTATGCTTCCTCTCGCGTTTGAATATTGACAGAACATGAAAAGCGCGGCTCATAGGTGCCGGTGCCATCATTCAAACCATGGCGCCCTGTTGTTGAGTTGTAATCGTCGGTCGAACCACTAGGGCGTGTGTTACGAGCAGAGCAGTATTGGCTGGCGGTAAAGAATGACCACTTATCTAACTTGCTGGTATCAATGTGATCGCCAAAGCCGTAACGCTTGCTTGTGAGTAGATCCCACAAGATCCAGGCGGGGTCTGAAGTCCATTGAGTGCCGCCAAATGTATAGCCACCGCTAGTGCTTTGCGTGAAGGTGCCATCCCATGGCTCATCTTTGTAAATCAGTGCGCCGCGTCCGTTTAATCCAATGGCAGGGCGTGCATTGCTTGGTATTTGTACTTTGATACCACGAATGCGATAAGAACGAGTTGGAATACTGCTGAATTGCTCTGCAGGTAATACGAAACCAACTAGAGCACTGTTTGGATAGCGCAATTTTGAATAACGAATTTCGCTATAAGTAGCCCAGAAAATGCTATCCACCCGAGTGCTATTTGGAGGATCACCGGTTGGAGGATCTTGTGTCTCACGAACAAGGCGTATGGCAACGGGAAATGCAGAACCAACTGGAATATCAACAACAAATGATCGTTGATATAAATCAGCAGTTCTAAATTTGAACTGCATTAAGGTATTGCTGCTCGGAATAATCGTGGAGAATGCTCCACCACCGAAAGAAATTTCAGTTCGGATATTTACTTGTGTGCCAACGACGCTGCCGTTTGCATTAAAAAATTGAAGTTGTGGCAACGAGACTGTTATACGAACAGCATCTACATTTGTGTCCGTAATAGTTCGTGTAACAGGCGTAGTAAAAGTAATTTTTACATTTACATTATTAGGGGTTTCGCTTGCTCTATATCCTTCAATCCAAGTTTGATTCTGCGTACCGTATCTAAAATAAGATTTTACATCCTTAAAATTGTATTCAGCATCAGTTGGTGCCGCTGGGTTGGCAGCTTGCGAGTTAACAACCGATGTGTTGTCAAAAAATATGTCCTGTAATGCTGCGTTGTTGTATGCGTCAGTGCCTTTTGTGTAGAGCCGCGCCGATGGAAAGCCCTCGATTTCGCCTTCGCTAATCAGCTCCAAAATGCGAGCATATTGGCGAGAGTTAAGGTCATCTTTTGGTACTGATACGCCGCCAGCACCACCAACACCACCACCACCTTTACCGCCGCCGCCGCCAGCACCAATGATGTTATTCTCGTCGGTCATGGCGTGTAATCCTGAGTCAATATCGTGCTAGAAATTGTGACGCTGCCCACGATTGTTTCGCCGTAGACAATCGGCACAGGCACGCCTTGCCTGCTTACATTTTGAATCCCGCTGAAGCTATATGACTTGCGTGGATCCTGCTCGCTGTTTGGTCCGGTTGCGATTTGGGGCACAGGGGTCAGCATCTGCGCGACGCCGCCTAAGACTAATGCGCCACCTAACAAGCCGATCTTAGTCATTGCAGCACCGCCAATCGCAGCACCAATGCCAGGTAACAACAGCGAGAATGCAATCAAGCCGACACCAGCCAAGATCTGTCCTAGACCGCCGCTTGCACCAGCTAATACCGGCACAATCCTAATCTCCTCACTGGCGCCAATCGGCAGGTGAAGTTGGTCAGGTTCATCGCCAATATCAAGCGGGCGTTCTGATACCAGCACCTTGTAGTGCTGATCCTGCATGTGCTGCCGTAGTTGCGGATAATTCGCCAGCAGGAAACGGACAGCTTCAGCAGGATTCGCTACATCGGCATTAAAAACACGGCGCTTCAGGAACTTAGCGAGCGCACCATAAACCTTGACCTTGCGTAGCATTGCTAGATCCTGCTGGTATGCCGCAGGTAACGGCCAGTGCTCTTTTGATAATAGCCGCCCCACACATCACGGCTACTCAGGCGACCCCGTAGATGATGCAGAAACAAGCCATCGCCAAGGTAGACGCCGCAATGGTTTAGCCCCGGTGAGTTCAGGCTCATCAGCAGCAGATCACCAGCCTTTAACGGCTCGTCAGGATGGATCGCCACGAAGCCGGTCTCCTCGTAGCAGCCTTCGAACATCGGCTCCCGGTCAAACGCATCGGGCAATGTCGGTCGCGTCCAGTCCCGCAGGTGTAGATCCCACTCCTCGGCGTACCAGTCGCGTGCCAGCGTCCAGCAATCTGATACCATCCATAGCCACTGCCGACCAATCAGCGGTTGCTTGTAGCCGCATGGCTTGAGACTTGCCCAAGTCTCGTCGGTGGGCTGGACAATGTGCCACTCTAAGCCGGACTTTTCGCAAGCCACACGGTCAGCATCACTGGGTTGCGGTGAGGTCAGCGGGTGGCTATGCACCACGGCGATGATCTCGCCGGCATCCTCGGCGTTGGCGTAATCTTCGGGATCTAGCAGGAATAGGTCATTGCCCGGCAGCAGATTCTTGCATGGCCAGTAACGTTTGCGTCCTTTGATCACCACCAGCAACCCACAGGACTCACGCGGATATTCAGCCTTGCCGTGCTCCAGCGCAGCAGTCTTCCACGCAATCATTGGATATAACTACCGATGGACGGGAAGCTACCAAACGGTACGCCAAGATCGTTGCCTGGATCAAAACGTGTCTCGCAACTACTCAAACGCTTAGCACAAACATCTTGTGCCGCAGAGTACACAGGCGCATCATTCAAGTCATAGTATTGAGTCCCTTGCAAATTTCCATTCGTTGTACTGCCGCTTGAAATTAAAACAGTAAAATTATTTGGTTGTGTAGAGCCAACAGTAAAACCACCTGAAGTTGCGCTGCCAGAGGTAAAATTTAAGTATATTTTTTTTGATGCTGATAACCCATGCCCTGTCGCATCAATTCGCATCCAAAATATAGTGCAACTGCCGCTTGTCGTAGTGTTGGCAAGCGATGAGACCGTAAAGCTATTGCTGCTAACACTCGCAACTGTATAATACGCATCTATTGCGTCTCCACTTGAAATGTCTAAATAAACAATCTCATTTACAGAAATGCCATGGCTATTGCTAGTTACAGTTATTGTACTTCCTGTACGTGAATATGATGCATTAAGCTGCTTGCGATTGTAGGTTCCAGTAAAATTAGTTACTGGTACATAACTACATTCCGTAGACTTGTAAACCCATTGGCAAACATTTGCTATGCACTGGCGTTTGGGTGCCCGCACACCAGCCAGGTCAAACGCGCTAACCAACTCAAACTCCACTAAGTCACGGTTCTCGGTGACCTTGCGATCTACGTAATAGATCTCGCGTGGTGCTTCCGCTGTTGGGTCCGGCGTGCCATAGGGATTGGTGTCGCCGGGGAAATTCACCGCATCGAGGTATCGCGCCAGCGTGCGGATACGCGTCAACTTGGCGCCACACAGGTCATTGCCGGGATTGCTGGCATTGATTTCAATCATCACCAGCGACAGCAAGCTGAACAGGTTGGACACGCGGATCTTGGGGCGTGGCAGTTGCCCGTCACCGCGATACTCAAAACCTTCGACTTCAATCGGATAACGGGTGTACTGGTTGCCGTTCCAGGTGACGCCCGTGTTTGGTGTCTTCAGCGTTAGCCCAGCATGGAAGCGATACAGGTCATTGCTGCCGTGCAGTGCGGTATTGAGCTGCAGCTCGAACAGGTCGATGATTGAGGTCGGGTATAGCTCCGACAGATCCGGCAGAATCGCGCCAACTGCTAGCCAGGTGACCGTGCCATCAACAACGGTGTTGCCGGCTTGCGTAGACCAACCCGGTTCTGTCGCAGCACTGGTCCCAGCCACTGTGCAGCGAAACACCAAGCCGGTGCCTTGCTGTGATGTAGGACGTACAACAGCGCCAAGCGCGTAGGCATTACTGGCTTGCCAAGCGGAATAAGCCATTTACGGTTCGTAGACCTGGCGAAAGGTGGCGGTGATTGTAGCTCTGTTGTTGTAGGTTATCGTTTTGTCCCATTCGTCACAACGCCACTTATAGGAAGTTGCGCCATCAGGCGGAGTCCAATCAAAAGCATCACCATCATCTGCCCGGGCATCTAAGAATGTTTCGATGGTATCAGCATTTGATTCAGTGATATTTTGCCAAGTCAAATTCCATACCTTTGGATTTTGGTTTAATCCAAACCGTATAACCTGTTCGTAGCCGTCACCAAATTTGACGACGCGATTGGTAGGGCGACTAACTTTTGATGCGCCGTAAACGGGAGTGATAGCAGGGAAGGTAGCCATTAGTGCAGAATGCCTCCAGGGCGTTTTTGTCTGATGATTTCTTGTTGCACAGCAGCGGCCACCACTCGACCCAGCTGTCCAGCTTGTCCAGCATCACCACCGACAGGAGAGCCACTAGCATCAACATTTACCACGATATTCGGGTTGCCACCAAAGCTGCCGGCGGGTGCGATGCCGCCGCTGCGACCTGGCATGAAGAGTTCAGGACCACGCTCGCCTACGAGATAAGGCTGCCCAGCGGTAACTGAGCCACCGTTGGCACGCTTGAATAAGAATCCCAACAATCCGCCGCCTGTGCCGGTGCCCGACATAGCGCCAAACAGTGCCATATTGACAGCCACGTCCAGGAGCTTGTTGGCTATGTTATTGAGCAAGTTGCTGGCAACCTCCTGCAGACTCTTTGTGCCATCAATCGCGCCCTGGATAGCGCCAATAACGCCGTCTTTAATTGACATGCCAATATCAGCATATACCTGCTTAAGTTGAGCAGCAGCCTCCAGAGCTTTTTGCGCAGCATCTTGTTGCGCGTCTGCAGCGGCTGCATCAGCTTTAGCAGCACTTGCCTGTATTCCTGCGCGTAATTTTAATTCAGCAAGTTGTGCTTCAAGTGCCGTGACATCCTGACCCTCTGCTTTAGCTTTGAGAATTGCGGCTTCAGCAGCTGCGATCAAAGGTGCTAGCCGCTCCTGCTCTAACTTGGCTGCTCTGTCAATGGCTACATATTGTTTTGCCAATTCTGGACTGATGCCTTCTGCTTGTAACCGCAAGACCTCTCTATCATCTTCTAGTTTCTGTTTTGTGCCCTTAACAATTTCGTCTAATGGTGAGATTTGCTCTTTTGCAACCTTGACTAGCTCTTGTGCATATTGGACATTACTTTGCGCTAATTTGTCTTGTATGCCGCGAGTTGCCGCTAATTTTTCATCTGCAGGTATTGTGCTATCACGAAGTATCTTGTCATATTCAAACAGGAGTTGCACGGAGCGATCAATATGCTCAAGTCGCAGAGTTTCCGCCGTATTTTGTTGTAGTGTGGCAGTAAAAATTCTTGCCTGAATATCTGATTGCGCCCTAAATAAACCGTTGGCTGCTTGAATATCAGCTAATTCGCTCTTGCGTGTCTTTTTCTTTTTGTCTTTTCCATCCTCTTTACTTGGTCCCGCTGTCAACCCATCAGGCATATCAAAAGCGCCGGCAACTCCAGATAGTTCTCCTTGTTGTATTTGCCTTTTTAAGGCAGCAGCTTCACCTGTTTTACGTATAAACTCACTCCCAAGTGCAGTTCTCGCACCCATTCTGTCAGCGCCCTTTAGCTTTAGCAAGCTGATGTCAGCTTGCAAACCTACTAGCTCATTTCTAGCTTCTGCAATCGCTCCAGGATCGCCCGTAAGTGCCGCCGCACCTTTTTTTTCTGATTGTCTTTGAAAACTAGCTAATGCAAGTGTAGCTGCTGTTATACCTGCAGCCAATGCTATCCAGGGTCCACCTGCAATTAAAGTCGCAACGCCAATGGCTTTGATTAAAGTAATAGTCCCCGTAATAACAGGACCAAGAATCACAAGAGCACTTGTTATGCCGACAACAGCAGCAATAAATCCTTTTACTGGGCCCGGGGCTGATGCAAATGTAGAAATAAGATTAGTTACGGCAGTTATAGCTGGTGTAAATGCAGGCAATAACTGAGTCCCAATCGCCTGCGCAAGTTCGGTTTGTGCTTTCTGGAATGAGCGCAATCTTCCACCTGCAGTATCAAATGATTGCTCTAAAACATCAGCACCTTGTTCTTTGATGTTTCGCAGCGCCTGCACCAAAACAGGAGCTGTTACCTTGCCTTGCGCAGCAAATTCTTTTACTTCCCCACGGGCTATTTTCAACACCTTTGCAATCTCATCAATAACCTGAGGCGTTGCCTCGTTAACGGATCGAAACTCATCGCCTTGCAATCTGCCGGCACCCAGTGCTTGGTTTAATTGCAGTTGTGCTGCAGTCGCTTCTGTCGTTGAAACCTTG